ACGGCCCTGCAATTGTTCCTTTAACGAGGAACCATTTCCCCCCAACGCCTCAAAAAACGAGGCGGTCTTGGCTTAACCTAGCCAAGACCATGCCCACTTTTTACGGGCTGAATGGGCCACAGCGTACCAGCCTGGTTCCGCACTTGAATCAATTATTGCTAACTGATTCTCGTAAGGATACCTAGCTTGCGCTTTTTCTCTGCTAAGCTCCTTCCTAAGGAGCTCCGACCAGTCCGGTTGGCGCCAACGTTTCACTTCGTGGCGTAGCTGGAGAATTCGGTACTCATACCTCTGTAGATTGGAATTCCATCTACGTTGGAAATGAGCATCGTTACTAGCGCTAGGAGAACTCCTTATGGTCATTGGTATGTCCAATAAGGTCCTAGGATAAAAATATCCCACCGACTCTTCAATTACTCGAATCGCAGAGTGAGAATCTTCGTACCCGAATTTCGCTATTAATTCATTAGCGAAATCCGCGCTAGCCTCAAGGCCGGTACCGATGTTTTCGAGGAAGGCTCTAAGGCGTACGGGAGTGACATCATAACCAAAATGATAATCACCACCGCACGATTCTCGGAACTTCCCTCTGACATAGGACTTCGAGCGATTGACGAATAGTCCAACCGCCTCTAATCCTCTGATCACAGTGGCCGCATGGTCACTATGACAGATTATGTCATCGCCGTACACGAACACCTCCGGAAGCAACATCTTGCCACGAGACGTTTTCATTCTCAACTGATTAACCTCAGTAGAGAAATAGACATCTCTAGTAGGATGAGCTCCAGAGAGTCGCAATGTTGCCTGCGCACACGCCCAAAAGACGAGTGCTTCAACTGGAAAGCAACAAGAACTACCCATAGGGGCAAACTTGTTGAGCTTTACCTCACGACCGTCAGGTAGAACGGTTACCTCGGAGCGACTAGCTTCGAGACACTCAACCCAGTTTTCAGGAAAAACCTGCCTAACTAGGGAGAGTGATACCCTATCTGAAGCATCTTTCAAATCGAGAGTCGCGAACTGGTCAGTTAAACTGCCAAGACGCGCCAACATTTGATTGATGGTCTGGTCTGTAAAATTTACATAACCAGCGGTCAAATGGTGGGTTTCAAGGATTCCATAGAGCAATCTCATGAGTCCTTGCTGAATATACATCAATTCAGCAGGTTCACAGGAGATTATTCTCGGTCCCCTTGAATCCTTAGGCACTAAACAAACACGTGCCCGAGGATCTTTCAACTCGGAGCGCTCCAACTTATCTAATTCGTCAGCGAGATGACTCGCTGAGAAGAAAAAGTAAGTTGGATAATCATAGACTTGGTCTAGCTTAGGAAAATACCTAAGTTTCGCCCACTTCTCATGATTAGGAGTATGGCAAGCGGTTGCACCGCTTCCATGACAGGGCCTAATATCAAGAGGATCAAAATTACTCAAGATCCTAGATATCAGGCCCTTCATCTCCGCGATAATGTTGCTCACTGTAAAAGTTTCACGTACCATAGAAGTAGTTTCTCTAGGTAGTGAAACAGTGGCAGCAAAATCAAGAGAGCCAAGATCCCGATCAGTGTTGATAAACTGATCGAGAAATTGGTTCTCGAGTTCCGGGTCATATGGAACCTCCAGTTTATAGAAAATGTAAGATAGTTGTCTTACACAATCTACGGCAACGGAGTTTCCGTCAATCGCAAGACGGATAGCCTTCCCCATAAAAAGAGGAATGCCATCCTGATCAGTTTTGAAATGATCAGGAGGTTCCCATGTGTTTGTAGCATGGAAACTATCCATACTCCTCCCTAATAAAGGAAGAGTTCTTGTAAGAAACGGAAGCCCCTCACTAGTCGCTCTTGATCGAAAGGTAAGTAAATCTTCCGCATCGATCAAGTGCTGATAGCGATGGTTAGTCGCCAGGTTCTCCCACAAAAGGAGAAGGCTTTTCAGGCTATCGTTAATCAACGAACACCTCCAAGAGCATCCCTGGATAAACCATGTTCTCACCGGTATGACCGATAAGAACTTATCAATCACACCCGCTATCTAAAAAGGCTCAATGGCATGTAAGAAGAAAGCCTAGAGACTCGTCTTAAGAAGTCGTATTCCTATCTCAACTAGATCGTTGAGAAGGCTGCGGTCCAATAAGATCGATTTAGATCTTACCGACTTAGCAGAACTACGCTTCCGTAGACGCCTCTTGCTTTTAGACTTCACCATTGAGGACGGCGACGACATTGGCGTTTACGCCTCCTTCAACAAGGAAATCAACTAATTTATTGACTTCCTCAAGAATGATCGCGTTCGTCAATGCTGTATTCGGTGGCCGTACAATGACCAAATAAACGGACACTGTAGCTGGCACGCCAAATGCATCAACCTCAGTTCTATCGAGGCGGACCAAATGGCGCTGTTCACCGGACTTTCCAGTTTCGTGAGAAACAGTCATTTTCTTCTCGTTGGGCAGTGTTAATCCTGCCACGGAAAAAACTGACTTGGATTCATCGGCGAATCGTTGTGCATACGAAGAAGTATTCGTATCAACGTCCGTCGCGGAATCTTTGGAAAGTGCTTGTGTGGTTGCTAGACTCATACCAGGCATCCTCTCCCTCAGCAATGAGGGGATTATGAGCTTGCGCTCGGTTATGCAACTATTACTAGCTGCAGATTCCCTTCCTTTGAATTAGGATAGGGCAGTTCCAAGCGAGACCAAAAGTCTAGCTTGGCGGTTTGTGGGTAATCTCCATCCAAGACCCCTGAATACGGAGTCCGAAGGAGCAACGGGGACCCTACAGAAATATTTCTGTGAGGTAATCCACGTCGGCAGATAAGCTGATGTTTGAACAGTGGGAATTTCACTCCACATATTCAAATTAGAGCTTATCTCAACTGTTTGTTTATATTGGACGTAACAGTCCACATAAACGAATGGTATCTCCAAGGTATCATATTTATGGGTGTCTAACCACGAACCGATGCCAAAGAACCAATCTAAGACAAAGGTAAATGGAATAGCATCCCAAATTATCCTTGGATTCAGCTCGAAGCCTAGAGCATCTAAATAAGCTCTAAGCATCCTCATATAGGGCTCTGTCACTTGAAATGGCAGAGCACGAAATATGAGTCCAGCTGATTTTGTACGGGTGACCTTCCCATACCAGTTGCATTTATGGCTTCCGCCATAAATAAAACTGCCACTCTTGGAAGTCGTCTCGCTCGGGAAGAAGTAATGAGATTTACAAATCTTATTAGCTTGCTCCTCGAATGCCTTAAGCTTGTCCATCAAACCTGTCAGTACCGCTACCATCTGTTTAATATCAGATAGAAACGGCTTCCACCCAAATGCATAATTTAGGTGAAGTCCCGCCAAGTTTTTCGCAAGTCCTAATTTACGTTTCCACAACTGAAACAACTTCATGACGTCGTCCAATTCCAAAAAGAAATTGGGGACTGATAAAGCTGTCAAATCAGGCTTAAGATACTGAAAAGCCGTATCTATATCGGCCTGAGGAGAACCATAGTAAACAGGCGGAGTCATTGCAACATTTAGTTGCGTGGGCCCTACCGCTGTGGTCTCCGCTGTGGAATGAGCAATTGATGCGTGAACAGGCCAAGCATAATAATCCGCATAATGATTTATATGCGGAGATTGCTTGAAAATGGTTTTGACGGAAGAACCGCCACCACCACCTGCCAGAGCACGCAAATAACGGGTATGAGAACACGAGTTAGAGCGATGCCTTTCGGCACTGCGCTTAGTCGTGTAGATAATCTCCTCTGACATTTCTCTAACGGTAGCATTACCTGCCGCCGAATAGAGAGATTCCTTAACCCCTTGGTCGGTATAATGCCAACTTTCAGGGATAGGAACCACAATGTTAGCAGGAAATCTAGTCTTTCGCACTGTAAAAGGCGAGAGTCTCTGTACACCCATAATTTGCTCCTAGCGTAAACTTATCCTTCCAAAAACAGAAGGGGCATCTCTGCCCTGAAAGGATTCCTTCCCCCGGACTGGGGGAGG